AACAAGTCAAGGCATGACTTTAATTAATACAACTAGTTTTAGTGGAGTATCTTCTCAATCTGTTAATGATGTTTTTAGTGCAACTTATGATGATTATAGAATTATTATTGTTGCTTCTAGTGCAGTTGCTGGCACAGATTTGACATTAAGAGTTAGGGTTGGTGGTAGTGATTTATCCACAGGTACTTACACATACAATAGAATTATTGGTGATGGTGGAACACTTAATTCTGCAAGGTCAAGCGCACAAACTTCAATAAGATGTGGCAATACAACTTTAAGTGAAGAAACTTCTTATATTATAGATGTTGTTAATCCTTTTTTAACAAAAAGAACAGTTTTTACTATTAACAATAGCAATCAAGGTGGTGGAGCAGCACAAGATATGACTGCTGCTGTTGTTACAAATGCTACTTCTTATACTGGTTTTACAATTTTAGCAGGCAATAATTTCACAGGCAGATTATCAGTTTATGGATACGCGAAATGAGAAATAAATAATGGCAACTGAAAAGATATTTGTTCAAATAGATAATGAAAAGATTGAATTGACTGGTCAAGCAAAGGCAGATTTTCTTGCCGACAGAGAAGCAACAGCACAAGCCAATGCGATACTTGAAAGCGAAGCACAAGCCAAGAAACAAGCGCGTATTGATGCAATAACTAAATTAGGTCAGGCTTCAGGATTAACAACAGAAGAAATAGAATCAATCTTAAATATTTAGTATTGAGTTAATTTCTGCTTCAGATAGACCAGATGCTGCACCTAGTTTGGTAATCGCATCTATTCTTAGTTGCTTCTTTGCCTCATACTCGGCTTCAAGTATGGCGTGTTCTGCTTGGTCTTTAGCGCGTTGTTCTAAAAATGCTTCTTTGTCTGCACCAGTCAATTCAATAACTGTTTCGCCGTCTTGAATAAAAATCTTTTCTTTATTTGTTGTAGCCATATACACTCACACTTCCTGTCATTGTTCCTGTTGCTACAAATAAAGTCATTGAATCATACGAAGTTGACAAGTCGTGAAGTCCTGAAATATCTATTATTGAAAAACTTGCTTGTGCTTGGCAATCAGCACCTCTACCATAAACAACTGTTTGTTTTGCTTCAAAAGGATTCATAATATCAACTGTGAAATATTTATTAGTTCCAGTTCCTGTTAAAACTGGCATATAATTAGAAGTTCTTCCTGTATAACCTAAATTACCTACGCCACCAGCAGGGGTAACGTATTCTCCAGCCAATCCGTAATTTGTACCTGTTGCATCTGTTCCAGCCGCTCTCATACGATAAAGAACAATTTCACCAGCAGAAGTTGTGGCATTAAATTGCATTAAATAATTTTGATAAGTTGCACTAAAAGTATTAGCAGGAACAGAAACACTGGCTACTGCACTAATAATAAATAAAAGTTAATAAATAAACTATAATTAATTAAGTTCTTGCGCCCAAATAACGCAGGAGAAAATATGCGTTTCAAGATAACTACATTAGCAATAACATTTTCATTAATAACTTCACCAGTGATCGCTTTTACTGAACCTTTTCCTGGAAGTTATCGTGAAAATAGAGATATAACTTGTCCGGCACAATATCCTATAAAAACAGGTGAGGGTGTTATGGGTGGAGGTTATATTACAACTTGTTGGACTCAACAGGCTTGGAATCTTCAGATGGCCGGAGGGGATGATTGGACTAGATGGTTAGCCGGAACTTACACTCCTGCTCCTACGCCTACACCTACAGTTACAGTTACAGCCGAACCAATTATTACTGAAAGAGTTGTAGAAAGAGTTGTTTCGGGAGGAAATCAAGTTCTTGTAAAAGAAGTTCCTGTACCAGCACCGGATCTTTCAACTAGGAAAAAAATAAAAGATCATATAAAGAAGTTAAAGAAAGAAATTAAGTCACTCGAGAAGAAACTAAAAACAAAATCGAACAAATAAAAGAAAAACCTTGGTTCACGATTGAAGAAATTTTAGATGCTTATCAGAAACGTTTTGTTGTTTTAGGTCACAAAAGACAACTTTGGCTAACTGATAAGCATCTGATTAATCGTTTAAATAAGTTCTCTCATCCTCAATTTGCTACAACGGCAGATTTAGAGAACGCCGTTATGCTTTCGCCGTCTCAATCAACTAGAAAAGCAAACATTAATCGTTACAAAATGATCTACAGGCATCTTATTTATTTAAAACTTATTCCGGAAATAGAATCACCTGCAGAGAAACTTCCTAAATTAAGAAAACCTAAATCAAGCCCTAGACCTTTTACGCATAATGAAGTCGCTTTAATTATGAAAGAAGCGAAAGAGCCTCAGAAGCATTGGTTTATTTTGTCGTGCTTTGCCGGTTTAAGGGCTGCAGAGATTTCGTTATGTGCCGGCGCTGATCTTGAAGAGCAACAAGATGGTTATATGTTACGAATTCCAGCAGGTAAAGGTGGAACCGATCTTGCTTTACCGGCGCATCCGATCGTTGTAGAAATGATCAAATCGTATAAAACTTTTGCAAGATTATGGCCAACTATGAAACCTCACTCTTTGTCAGTTGCCGCATGTAAAGAACTTAGACGATTAGGGATAAATAAAAAACTTCACTCAGGCAGACATTATTTTGCAACTAACGCTTATTCGGTTTCCGGTGGGGATATTTTAGCCGTTTCTAAACTTATGCGTCACGCTTCACCGGCTACTACAGCGATTTATGCAGAATTGGCTTCGCCTGTAGCAAAAAAAGTTATAAATTCTTTAACGATTCCTACTGTAGAATTAGATTAACGAAAGGTTTATAAATGAATATTAAAATTATGAAAGATGTTGTTTTCCGTTCCGTTGCACTATTTTTAGTTACAGCCTTACCGGCTATTGGTGCTGGTTCTTTTATAGGTGTAGAACCTGTTAATTCTGCTGTAATTGCTGGAGCGTTAGCAGTTTCTCGCATTATTACTGATCTTGCTAAAGCATTTTTAGATGACGGAAAACTTACCCAAGAAGAAGTCGATGCAATATTTAAAAAGGCTAATAAGAAAGAAGAATCAAAATAAATGGGATTACCAATTCAAGATGGAAAGATTACAACTCCTTATAAGAAAAAAGGAAAAATGTGGTCTAAGGGTTACCATACAGGAATTGATTTTGCTGTTCCTGTTGGAACTAACATTATTGCTGTCGCTGATGGTGTTATCGCTAACGCCAACTGGGGCAAATCCTACGGCGTACAAATTGTTCAAGAAGTTGTACAAAACGATAAAAAATCTTGGGTTATTTATGCACACTTGTCGAAATCATTAGTTAAAGCCGGAGATAAAGTTACAAAGGGTCAGCATATAGGCGAATCCGGTAATACCGGTAATTCAAGTGGTCCACACTTACATTTCGAGAATAGAAATAATATTCGTTGGAGTGCCGGACAAGATTTAGATCCGAAAGCGATCCTAAAAGCATAAATGAATAGGCGCAATAACCTGCGCTTACTTTTAATTTTTATCCTCATTGGATTTGTTATTTCACCTGCTTTTGCTGACGAGCAAGAAATAAATTTAACTCCTGAACAAACCTATGTTGATGTGCCGGTTGTAACCGAAGAGCAAACAACTATTCATATAGAAACTATTTCGGGAACTCCTCAGACTAACCCATCGTTTATTGATTCTTGGGTTTATTTATTAGATTCAACTTATAACGTGTTATTTGCTGATGATGATTCAAACCATAGTGCTAGCAACGTGTTAGCATCTAAAATTAATCGAGTTATCGAAGCAGGGCAATATTATATTCGCGCAACTTCTTACGCTTTTGTTTGTTGCAACAATCCTGTAACCGGATCTTATCTTTTAACTTGGAACGGCGTAACAACTATTACCCCTACACCTACGCCGTCAATCGAACCGACTCCAAGTTTAGAACCTACTATTTCACCAAGTCCAACTTTAGAACCTGAATTGCCTACACCAACTCCGACGATAGAACCAACATTACAACCAGAGATAAACCAAAACACAGATAACTCAGAAAACGAACCGATTTTAATTTCGGAAACTTTAACGCCACTACCAGACATAACCCCCCAAGAGATAGTAACGATAGAGCAAGAAATAGAAGAACAAATAGTTGTAGAAGAAACATTAGAAACACCAATCTAAGAAGTTCCACTAAGTATAGAAGAATTACAAGAACAAATAAATGCTGAATATATAGAAGAAAACACTATACAATTAGAGTTACCAACTGCGCTAGTTGATATTCCTGGCGCTGAATTAATATTTGCTAGTGCTGAAGCAGTTTTAAATGTTGGTTCCGACATGACGGAAGAAGAAAGAGAAGAAGCGCAATCGGTTGTTGTTAGCGCAATCGTATTAACACAAATAGCGCAAATGGCTAGCGTAGGAATTAGTAATAGGAGACTTAAATAAATGAATTGGGTTAAAAAATATTTACTGGCTTTTGCTTCAGACACTTGGACTTATGTTGGATTATTAATCGCATTTTTCACTTTAGAGGGTTCTGCTAAAATTGTCACAGGTTATTTAATTCTAGGTGGATTAGCGATTTGGTTAATCTCTTTACCTTGGAGAGAAGATTCTTAAATGTGGATTCTTGAAGCCGGTCAATATGCCGGTGCTATTACAGCGATCTTGATTTTAGCCGGAATAATAATAAAGTGGGGGATCTTGAAGCCTATAAAAATTTATATAGATCAAGCGACTTACCCTATTCATCCGGAGAGCAACGGAGGCAGATCCTTGCCCGACGCTATAGAGGGAATTAAAAGGATCGAAAATAGAGTAATAGATATAGACACAAGATTAACTAAACTAGAGGATAAAAAGCGCTCTAAATCCTGACTTTGTCGGTGCGACACTATAGGCTTTTTAAAGCCCTATAGAGAGGATAAATAAATGGGTGAAACTGATCTATTAGATAAATTAATTCAAGAAGCAGACGAAACCGAATTCAAATGCTCTTGTTGTAATTTAGGAACTTGTGTTTCTATTGACGAAATGGTGGAGCCTTATGGGTTTTGATCTTTCGCAATATGAAACTGTAGACGAACGTTTGCATAAATTTTATGAAACGAATCCGAACGCGCGTGTATTTACCGAATTAGTTTCTTTCACTAATGAGCAATACATTGTAAAAGCGTTTATATTTCGCGACGCAAACGATACTCAACCACTTGCAACTGGTTACGCTGAAGAAAGAATCGGATCTTCTCCGGTGAATCGTAACTCTGCTTTGGAAAACTGCGAAACATCGGCTCTCGGCAGGGCTTTAGCAAATGCGGCAGTTAGCGCTAAAGGTAAAAGACCAAGTGCGTTAGAGATGGCTAAATCAGAAAGGCAAGAGGGATCAACTTACAAACATGTAGGAGGAGCACCTTTTCCAACTGAAGCGTCAGAAAAGCAAGTTGCTTTTGTAAAAACTATCTGCGAGGATGCTTTTACAAATTCGGGTTGGTTAAATAATCCGGAAGCCTTAACTTATGTTACAGAGTGGTTAGGAAATAAAAGAACAATAAAATCGTTTAATGAATTCTCTAAAAAAGAAGCAAGCAGAATCATTAACGACAAGATGGGAACTCAAGGAGTCACGAACCTTGTAAAGTTCTTGCAATCAAAACAACCTGCAGATCGTGATCCTTGGGAAACCCCTAAAGATTAATACCGAAAGGTGTTACATGCTGGAAGAACTATTATTGGCTCTATTCGGAATTAGAACAGAACCTCCTGTGCAGGAGTATCCGAATAGAGTCGTAGTAGTACAAGAAAGTAGATCTAGAGATTTTGTAGACTACGCAAGAAAAAAGATAGATAACGAAACAGAATTTAAATGTTTTGATGAACTTATGCACCGAGAATCTTCTTGGAGAACAAGAAAAGATCCTCAGTTCGCCGATAATCCAAATTCAAGTGCTTACGGAATTCCACAGGCGCTTCCTGGACATAAAATGAGTTCAGCAGGACACGATTGGGCAACTAACCCAATAACTCAGATTCGCTGGGCAATCGGATATATTGAAGAACGTTACGGAACGCCTTGTAAAGCGTTAAAGTTTCACGACGAAAGAGGTTATTACTAAATGATCGATATTTTGATAATGGTTTTCTTTGCTAGTTTTGCAATAGTTTGTTTAGCCGTTCTTTTGGTGATTGGCTTGTATGCTATTTGGGCAAACCTTAAACCTGAACCGGAAGATAAATCAGATTCGAGGATATTTAAATAATGGGATTAAAAGAGGCTTTAGATCAAGAACCCGAAGTTATTAATCAAGTTTGCAGAGTTTATGCAATCAAGAAAAAAATGTCTTCGGAAGATAGAAAAGTTTTAGACGAATCTTTATTAGATCCCGATATTTCTACAGCCGGCTTGTGTCGCGCACTCAAAAAAGAGGGGTTCTCCATTAGTATTCATGCTATAGGTAGACACCGAAGAGGAGATTGTATATGTCGCTTAAGGAATCTTTAGAAGATTTAAATAATCAAAAGTCACCGGATCAAAAGCCTTGGGCAGAGATCGGACTTGACGGAGGCGAAATTTATACAGGTGTGCTGGATTCACCCATAGCCGATGATTGGACTCCTATCCTTAGATCTTTTGGTTTAGATCCTGACGTATTTATGGTTGTAGATGACAAAGTTAAAATGTCTAAGTGGCAACAATCGAAAAGAACAGAATCCGGCGATCGTGACGTAATCTGGTTGTACGCCTATAAAGCAGTTTTCAAACGCAAAGCCGGATTAGTTTTAGCCGATTCAGAATTCGAAAAGTACCGAAAAGAAGTTAAAAACTTTAAACCTAAAAAACCTATAAAAACTTCAGATGAGCAACCTACGACTTTTGTTGTTAATTGGGCAGATTGGCAATTAGGTAAATCGGCAGGAGGAGGAATAAAATCAACAGTTAAAAGAATCGAGGAATCTTTTCAAAAAACTGTAGATCGGATTCATGATTTAAGAAAACTTGGAAGAAATATTAACGAAATAGCGATAGTAAACATGGGTGATCCTGTGGAGGCTTGCACCGGACATTACGCATCTCAAGAGTTCTCAGTTCAGGCAACGCAAAGGCAACAACTCTTACTCGCTTTAGATCTTTGGACTATCGGATTAAAAACTCTTTCCGATTATTCCGACAAAATCACTTTTATTGGAACTTTATCTAATCATGGGGAGTGGCAACGTAGGAACGGAAAACAATTTACAACTGATTCTGATTCTGCTGATGGTTTCCTTGCTGATGCTATAAAAAGAATTTTTAGCGAATCTGCTTATAAAATTAATTGGGTTATTCCTCACGATGAAATGTGTGTACAAACTGAACTAAGTGGAGTTCCTATTGCTTTCACACATGGTCATAAAATATCTGGAAAAGAAATAGATTGGTTAAGAGGTCAATCTATAAAACTATTAAGAGATCATGGTAAAGAACCTAAACTTTGGGTTACAGCACACAAACACCATGTAAAAGTTGATGACTTTGGACCTTGGTGGAGATTCCAATGCCCTAGTTTAGATGGGGGATCAAAATGGTACGAAGATTTAGCCGGCGCTTGGAGTACTCCAGGAACTTTAACTTTTCTTGTAGGTCAGCATGACAAAAACTATTGGTCAGATATTGCCGTTCTATGACTAGCGAAGAATTAGCAAAAGCAATCGGGCATACGATTGCAAATGTACAATCAAGAATTCTAAACATAGGTGCGCAACAATATGATTTAGGAAACAAGCAGAAAATTGAATCTAAAAATATTCCACAAATTTTAGACGACGCTCTAGAAGAGTTAGACGATCTTTTGGCGTATATTAGTTTTACAAGAATTCGGGTAGCACGTCTGCGTGCGCTGTTATCCGAACATGATCCGGTCGATTAGGTCGCCTCTACCAATCGATCGATGACGCGACCCTCTACGAATCCCTACGTGGAGGGTTCGCTTTTTCCCTCATGAAACGCCGATAACCTACCCCTCTTGACTTTTGTTATACGGACACTTTAGAATTGTTATACAAGGTCAAGGGATGACCGGAAAGAGGCAAAGAAATGAAGATTTATAACACAGAAGTAAAAAGAGTAAAGATCTACAAAGCAGTTGATTTAGGAGTTTTAGAAAGTCAAGGAGGCAAATTTTTAGCCTTTTGTACAGATCATGAACAATTTGTACAAGGATCAAGAACTTCTTTAATCGGTAGATTTACTTTTGAAATTTGCGATCTTTGCGAATATCCAAGAGAAGAAGCAAACTAATGAGTGTAAAACTAAACGGAAAACCTTTTACAGGGGTTTCTTATAACCAAGGTGTATTTTCAGGTAATAGGGGACATATTTTTATTGATGGTCATGTTAAATGTTCTTATTCTTTAAATTTATCTGCAAAGAATCGTATTTGGGAAAAGATTCAAACTATAGAAGATTTTTTAAGTTTAATTAAAACAGGTTCAATTTGTAAAGTTTGCGCAGAACAAACAAAGAATTTAATAGAGGAGGCTAAATAATGTTAAAGATTTGTAATAAGTGTGGAGATCAAAACTATTTAAGTTTAATTCGAGGAGATAAGGATTTACTTAAATTTATTGGAATCGGGATTTGCCCCGATTGTAAAAAAGAAACGGAGGAATAAATTGGAAAGAAAAGATCAGCAATTAAATGAAGTAAGAGATCTACTAAAAAGCCTTTACGGAGATTTATCTACAGAAGCGCTTTTAGGAATTTTTTCTACATTAGTAACTGAATCGCAGTTACAAGTTTTAATAGATAATTTAAAACTAAATCAATCACAGGAAAGGATCTAATGTCAGAAAAAGAAACGAAAGAAAATTTAATCGCTCTTAGATTAAATAATGAGCAAATACGAGAAGTTAAAAGATGGGCAAAGCAACATAAAGCAAGCGTTTCTGAAGTTATCAGAATCGCAATCGAAATGATGACGGGAGCAAAAAGGTAGATGGATACAATAAATCGCAAGAAACTTAAATCGGCAGAAGTTTTAATTAAATACTCTTTGATGAGAAACCACG